ATACAGTAAGCCTCTAGTGGAGTGTAACCCTGATCCTCTAGGGCTTTCGCTTTGCGTGCGGCCATGCTTTATTCTACCGTTCTAAAAGTATGTTGTAAATCTCATCGACTCGCGTGTTGAGTCGCTTGATCTCGCTCAACAAGTGTGTGATCACATAACCAGCCAATCCACCGATCGTTACAAGAGTGGCAATATAGAGCTGAAAGAATTCTGCTTGTGTCATTTTCTTCCAAGTGTATCTTTTGGATCTAAATAGCGTAGAACTGGTGGGATGATAGATGCCACGCCAGCAGCGATTAGAGCCTTTGGTTCAGTAACTCCAGCTGCGTACATTGAGATGATTGCAACCAAGAATGCTCTGCCCCATGAGCCTAATGCGTTTTGTAGATCTTTCACTTTGATCCCCCGATCATAGGTATTTGAAGAAACTCACCATTAAGGTCAGCTTCTTTCGTAAAGCTGATATGGCAGTGTTTAACATGTTTGTTAATCCCTGTGTATTTGCGCCATTTCCATTTAAGTAATGGACTGGCGATTTTGCCGTCAAAGATGATGTAGCTGATGCGCTTTGAAGGATCAGACTTTGCAAAGAGACGAATCTGATCCGCAAGATCTGGCATAAGGTCAGGTTTAGCTTTACCCGATAGATCTCGATCGACATCGATGGCACGTACCCAGCCGCTAGCATCTGGATTATGATCTGACTTACGCGCAGAGTGTCGTGTGTCGCCGATCCAACCATCAGAAGTTCGATCTCGATCTGGGAATGTGTCGTCAATCTGTTCCCTTAGCTGAATCGCTGACTTACTTAGTTTTGGCTTCATTGGCTGCTAATTGTTCATCATAAGTCGATTTCAGCATTGAGGTAAACTCTTGATTGCCTCGATCAATAATTGCGTATTCAATACCATCTTTTTCTACATAAGTGACTTTATCCATTTTACAACTCCGCACTAAATGCTAGGTAACCCGATGTCGAGTTATTGGCTAATAAACGATAAAAACGAAGCGACACTAAAAGAGTTGATGTAGCTTCAATTTGAACAATTTGCTGAGTAGTTTGAGATATAACTAAAGCACTAATTGCGTTAGTGCCTGTACCGTCGCCCAAGATTAAAGTTGAATATTCTAAAGATGATGGTACTACGCGCATTGAAGTAATTAACGGCACTGTAATAATACAGTTGGTTGTACTATTTGCGCTGCCCGTACCAAAGTTTGCAAAAGCGGTTCCAGCGGTTGATCTCTGGTAATACCGCTGGCATAACGCCAATTCTCCACCAATTGAACCGCTGGCAGTTTGGAAAGGTGAAGCGGTTGATGCTGCTTCTACTTGGACGCCCCATAGATCTAAAGTCCAAGCATCGGTAGAAACTGAAGTTCCTTGACCAAAAGAAATGTTTAAATTGTCATTGTTATCTGTGCCAATAGTTTTTCCAGCAATAGAAGCAACAGCGTAAGTAAATGAGTATCTAGTCCAATTTGCCGTTAAAACAAAATTGCCGACTGTGTTTGTTAATGTTGTCGATGGGCTTCCACCTGTGCCAAAATCTTGTCTTAATTCAAGAGCCAAATTGCCAGCTGTTGTTGGGTTTGTGCCCTTAGCCCAAAAAGAAATAGTTATTGTTTGACCCGCAAAAGTTCTAACCGATTCTATTTTTTGTTCTAATCTAGCAAAATCGTTTCCAGTTGTAACAGCTAAACGAGCAAAGTTTTTTCCTTCGTAACCCGCAACAGGCGCAGTACCTAAAGCAAAAGTTTGTGGCGTATATGTTCCAGTTGAACCTGAAGCCGCATATGCCCAGCGATCAAAACCATAACCTCCTCCTAATGTTGTAAAACCTCGTTGGTTAATTGCAAAGTCACCATTGATAATTTTATTCTTGCCAGCTGCGTATTGGGCAGACTCTAAGAGGTTTAGAGCACCGCCGACATCGTTCATGTTTGCCGCGGTAAGGACATCGCCAGTGGCGTAGTTCACCTTACTTGGAAATGTTGCCATCTTTACTCCTTAGTATGAAAGTGTGTTAGTTCCTAGTATCCCATAATTTGTTCCAAGAATGAACGATTCGATGATGGGTTCTAGGGTGGTTAATGTGGTCTTCCAAGAGCTTGGCCTTATGTCGTGAGATATGCCAAACACCTGCAAAGTCTTGGTTAGGGTTGATGACCCTGGCTGTGTAGTTGTAACTGTCACTGGGTCAAAGTAATCGAGATCCAAGGCAGCTGTAATGCCAGCATCATAATTGTCAGTGTAAAGGTCTAGGGTTACAGCATCGCATCGAATTGATGTTTCTTGCCTAGAAGCCACATAAGCCAAAGCATTGTTTAGAGCTTCAGCATCGGTTTCCATCATAAGGTTCTGCTCGTTATATGAGTGTAGAAAATACTTATCGATTGAAGCCTGATTGAACGCTACTTGTGGAGTGCCACCGACTCGGCTAACAGTAGCCTTGTTAAATACAAGCGTGTCATCTAAACGCCAAAGGGCATTGTTATACGAGATACCAGTGCCATCATCATTGAAAACTACTGGAGTGCCAGCCACGCTTGATGACGTAAGTTCTCGGTCTTGGAAGGTAAAATTGCCCAGAGCGTCCATGTATAAAGCACCATACTCGGTACTCTCGATTGTTTGTAGAGCTGCTAACGCAGTACGAGCATTGCCGGGGTCTGCTTGGACTGTCGTCAGGCCGACATCTATGTCGCGTTGCTGAGAAGGCCAGCCAATTTGATCAAGTATCTTACCGATTCTTGTGCCTGTTGTCTGTCCAGCAGTAGCACTGGACACTGTGCTGATCTGGGCATTGCTGGCCAATCTAAAGCCATCCACTGCTTGGATCGTAGTATAAACCACTTCACCGACATCTCTAGGCGTGGTGGTCTCATAGCTGGTTATATAGCCAGAAAAGATAGGGTAAGTGGTTGCGCCATAACTAGCTGAGATAACAACCTTACGCATAGGGGTTAGCAAGTTGTAATAAGGACTTGCTGGGTTCATAGGGTTAAAGTCACCATTTTGATCAATGATGCGAAGGCTCATTGAGCCAGTCTGGAAGTTATCCGCATTAGCAGATCGACCACGATTGGTCTTAATTGAATCTACTTTATTAGAAACATCGACTGTGACTGCTGCCGCATCTGCCAAGACATTAACGCCAAGAATACCAGCATCAAGAATCATAGGTGAGGCAAAACCAGCACCAGTTGAAAAGTTGATAATGGCGTTAATTACTGGCAAGGTCATGGCAAAGCACCTGCGATTGTCTGAGGCAGACCCTTGCGGATCGCATTTAGCATGGCTTGATTGAATACACCTTCAATGTTTTCCATGTCGATTAAGCCTTCAATATTAACAACGATTGGTGGCATTGCTGGCATGTCTTGGACAGTTGAGATGTTTGTTCCCCAACCAGCGATATTGCTTGACATGCCGTAAGGGTTAAAGATCGATGATGAGCTGCCTGTGTAAGGCAATATAGGGTGAATGGTATTTCCAGGAATCATTGCAGCATCAGCAGCAGCACCAGCAGCAAGAGTTGCCGCAAAAGTGGCAGCATCAGCGGCTATAGCAGCAGCTTCATTGGCAGCCAAGGTTGCCATGTCAGCAGCAGCAGTCGCTGCATCCGCAAGATCAGAAACAGTCGTAACTGGGATTGGAATTGTACCTTCTTGAAAAGGTGAATTAGGAGTCTGAGTCGCAACGATTGGCTGATTAGGATTTAGAATTGAAGAAGAAGTATTTACATTAATACCAAGGATCTTAGAAAGAGTTTCGCCAATTTCCTTCAGAGCATCAATCCATTCATCAAATGGGCTAGGCACTGGCTTAATGTCTTTTAGTGCCCCTTGAAGGGCTGCTGTTGCTCGCTGTGAGGCTTCTAGTCTCTTCTGTAACTTATCTGCTAGTTCAAAATCTTCATTGAGGATAGCGCGCTGTAACTCTAGGCGTAGCTTCTCATCGGCTGAGATCTTGCCTTTGAGGGCTGCCTCGATCTGAATCTTTTCAAGATCAAAGATCGATTCTGCCTTAGCCAATATTGCTTTGTTAGCAGCAGCCTTCTTATCAGCTGCGATTTTTGCGGCAGCAGCGGCCTTAGCATTTTTCTTATCAGCTGCTAACTTAGCAGCAGCAGCCTTAGCATCGGCTTTTGCTTTCTTCTGAGCATCTAGCCGAGCAGCATTCTGTGAGTCAGTAAATCCACCACCGGGTTTTGCGTTTAATTTATCAAAGGTTTCTTTTGTAATGCTTCCAGTAACAAAGGTAGCTAAAAAATCTAGTGGTGTGAACTTATCTAAATCTTTTAACAAAGTACCAACAGCGGTCGATAATTCATCTATATTATCAGTGGCTTTATTAATGTCGCCATTACCAGCCAAGTCAGCAAATAGATCTACCAAGCCTTCGCCTATAACTTCTTTAGCATTAGCTGATGCGACAGCTAACTTATCTATAGAGCCAGCAAAAGTCTCAATATAGGCTTTGCCTGCGCCTTGGCTTTGCTTAATAAGTATTTCTTGAATCTCAGCAAAGTCTTTTGTCTTTAACTCAGCATCGGATAAACCAATTTTTAATTGCTTTAATCCTTTGTAGTTTCCAATGTAAGCGCGGCTTAAAGTGTTAATTACTTTAGTGAAATCAACACCAGTAGATCGAGATATATCAACAGCTAAAGTCATCAATTCTTGTGTCTTGATGGCTGATAAAGTTACCTTTGAAAGTTGAGCATAAGCAGGCCGTAATTTATCGTCAAGGATTGCTGACTGAGCTTCTAAACTGGCAATGAAGTTTTCGGCGTTTGTGGACTCGTAAGCCAAGCCTAGGTTCTGTAGATTTTTTCTAAGAACAATTATGGCAGCATTATCTTCGGCAAAGGCTTTAACAGATGCCTTACCAAAAGCAACAATTCTTTGAGTGCTAAAGGCTAAACCAAATGCCCCAGCAAGTTTCTTAACACTTTTTTCTAAATTGAATGTAGATTTACTTGCCTGATCAAAGGCTTTCTTGCCAGTGAACTCTGCTGCGACATCAATTACAATATTGGCCATTAGCCGCGCACCGTCGCTCTCTGGTTTAATTTGATCTTAATCTTATCAATAGCGCGTAATACACCATCCTGTGCTTTGCCTTCATCTTCTTCATAAGCACGAAACAGGGCGCGACCTTCCATCTTAGCTTGACCCTTAAAAACAGAATAATGTTTATTGTTTAGATTTTGTACAAATCTTGAATTTGGAGTCTTGCGCCCAGCAGTTTCATAAATCGCGCCAGCAGCAGTTTTGTTAAACAAACGAGCTAACGATCTAAATCCCCGGCGGTTAGGCTTTGATGGTGTTGTCTTGTAACCAATACCAGCTTTAGCAATCCTGGCAGTGTAAACAGGAAACCTACCCTGGCTATTTTCTCTTGGTCGCCAATTACTTAATATTTGACTATCAGAAGGCATATAGCCCTTAGCCGCTTTCACAACGGGCTTGAGGGCTATTGCCATTTCTTTAGGTAATTGCTTTGCTAAATCAGGTGTGAATTGGCGTAAGGATTTACGAAGTGCGAGACCGCCCTTTACTGCGACTGGCATCTTTTATCTCCTTAGCTCGATCCTTCATACCCTGTAATAAAGCCTTAAACATTGTCGAATCAAGTTCGAGTAAATCGTTAGGCGATAACCCAGTTTCTAAACTCAGTCGTGCGACCAAATAAGTAAAAGAGTCTCGCCCTATAATTCCGGGTCATCATCTAGAACTTCTACTCTTGCGAGTGTGTCTAGAAACTCTGCGCCGAAAGGCTTGACTGATTCGCCACTACGGCGGATACATTCCCAAGCCAGCCAATACACATCGCTCTGTTTTTCATCATCTCTGAAAGCCTTGTGAAAGCCTTTCTTTGCGTGTAACTCGAATGCGTATTCGATCGATGGAGTTATCTGATGATCAGATACAGAGCCATCTGCCCTTGTGATCTTTAGCTTTGCCATTCTTTAGCCCTTTTCTAATAAATTAAGCAGTCGCGATTACGATTGCGCCGTTCACATTCCATGTTACAGACTGCATGCCTAGGCTTGCAACGTCTCCTGCAACATCTGTTGTGCCGTTTACCAAGCAAGTCATTGTGTAACTTGGGTTGGTTGCTGATACTGCAGCAGAAGTCTGCTTGATAACTACTGGTACTGAAGTACCCCAAGCAGCTTGAAGTGTCTGAAGAACTTCGCCTGTAGCTGTGTCATTTAGGAAATCAATTGTTACGCTTGATGCTTCTAGACCCTTAACAAACTTGTGGCCTGTGTCGCCCATAGCGGTTACTTCGAGTTCATCGAAGTTGCGGTTAATAGTGATTGCTGTAACGTGGTCGCTAAGATCAACAGAGTTTACTGTGACCGAAACGCCATTATTTAGAAATACGGCCATTCTTATTCCTCATCTTTCTTAGGTGTTGTCTTAGGTGCTACTGGTGCTGGAGTCTGTCCGATCTTAATCAGAAAGGCTTCCAACTCTTTTTCATAATCGGACATATTAACTCCAACTTGTTAGGATTGATACGGACATCTCGCAGCTGAGCAAGTCGCCTGACGCAGCATTGAGAACGCTTGGGGCAGATACACTGCCTACATTATAGACTAGAGAACTGGCAGCCAATAGGTTAAACACTCTAACCAGGTTGGTTTCAACGCCGTTTAGGTTGCCTTCATTGTCAAATAAAGGAACTGTAATAATAATTTTAAAATTAGCTGTAGGGCTGATGGTATTGCGCGAGTTATTGTTAGGGGCAAGGTACGGATCGTCCGGGCTTACAATAACTGAATTAGCCAGGACTACGCTTGGTGGGAAGGCAAATGTCTGCCAAAGTGAATTATCAATTAACGCGGTTGCTAGCGTAGTTCGAAGGGTAGTAATCGCTGTTGGCATTAGCCCACCATTGAGCGAGGGTCTAGCGCGTGCGCGATCAATCCTCTGACCTTAGCGAGAAGCTGTGCGCTCATTCGGTAAGGTGAGGGCTGGAAATCGACAGAATTAGAACCAGTCAAAGTACTAGTTCTTGCTTGCCAGATCTCTACAGCTATCATGAGAGCCGCATTCTGAATAGCTGCATCAGCTGTCCAGTCTGTTGATGGACTAATTGTAACTGTGCCATAAGGTCGAACTGCGTGGCGAGGTTCAGCCGCTGGTGTGCCTGTTATTGCGTAAGAAATTGAATAATCATCAACAACGGTAATAGTCTTTGATCCATTTAGATGAGATTTGTTGTTAGTTACAACAACTGTTTGACCAACATAAAATGTGTTCTTGACAAGCTCATCAAAGTAAAGAGTACCTACTGTAGGCGTGTTTTCGTGCTCAATATTAAAATGAGTATCTGCCCAAAGCATTGGAAGTAGGACTGCATCAGAGGCATCGCACACTTCTTGGATTGTCGCATCTGGGTACAGCGAGCCAACGCCGAGAACACTCTTGAGTTCAGCTACTGTGCACAGTGACATTCCATTTCCTTTCTAAAGACTAAGAGGGGGCAAGGGCTATGCCCCCTCTCAGCGACTTAGTGGGCTTACGCCTTGTTGTTCTTGAATGCGCCAGCAGCAACCTTGGTTGCGATTGCGCCAAAGCCGTAGTAACCAATAGTTACTTGACCTGCTGCTGTTGATTCTGCGCGTAAGCGATATGTTGGTGACTCATACCAGGTATAAGCATCTGGGTTAACGATAAGGATTGTGCCATCGCCATCGCCAGCGTTTGTTGGATCGACATAGAGGTTAAGTCCTGCAACATTACCTGTTAGTGATGTTGGGGCTACTTGACCGCCAGCGTTCATTGGCTGTGATGCTGTGTAGATTGGGCGACCTGCATCGTTAAGAGACATGATGTTTGACCATTGTCCTGTTGATACGACCATGTTGCGAGCGAAAGGATTTGGTAGGCCTGCTGTTGCTGCGTACACAGAAGCAGATCCGCGAGCAACGATTCCAAGCAATTCTGCTGCTGTTGGGTATGTTGCTACTGTAGTTGCATCAAGTGATGCGCCTGAGATAAGTGCTGCGTTTACTGCTGCGTTTGTTGTCTTTGCGTAAGCTGCTGCCATGTTGCGAACTAGCTCATCAAAGAAAGCAGGAGATGTACGATCAAGAAGTTCTACAGAGAATGTCTGTTGTCCGGCATACTTCTTAACAGATACTGACAAGAACGCTGAGTTCTGATCTGTCTCGTTGAATGCTGCGCCTTCTGCTGTCTCTGCGACTGTTGGCATTACTGTGATCTTTGGAATCTCAAAAGTCATACCTGCATCAGGTAGAACTCCGCGTGAAATTGCATCGATTGAAGGACGGATGGTTGTGCCTAGTGGGTTAATAATTTCTGACAACTGACGTGTTGGTACAAGACCAGCGTTATCTGTTGTGTCATCTGCTGCTAATAGGTATTGACGAGCTGACTCATCACCTAGGGCTGCACGGATTGTGTTCTCTGCATACTTAGCAGCTGTTACTTCAATGCGTGGCTTTGTGTAAGCCATTGCTGTGACAGTTG